TAAAATTATATCTTTTAATTTCATTTCTTTTTCCAAATTTCACCTCTTCTACATCTAACTACTGCTCCTGAAGCATAAGCTGATGGCCAAGTATCGTATTTTTGTTTTGCTAATCTTGTACATCTATCATCTTTTTCAGATACTAAATCTACATTTTTTTCATTTATAAGACCTACAACTAGGTTTCTTATATCTTCTTTAGTTACTTTTTTGTAACCACTACCGTAAGGTGCTGCTTTACCGTCTTGAGCGTTAGCAGTTTCTGCGTATTGTGTTGCTTTAGGTACTTTTGATCTCATTTTATCTTTTGGATCTGATTTACGTGCTCCTCTTTCTTTAGCATCTGCAGACATTCTACCTTTAACTAAGTTACCAGACTTAGTGAAGTAGTGTCCTGCTGGAGCTTCTTTTGTCTCTTTTTTCACTGTTGCTGCTTTTGTGTTTTTAACTACTGTTTTACCTTTAGCTCCTGCTTTCTTTTTCTTTCTAGCAGTAGCCGCTCTTTGAGCTTTAGTTAATGATTGAGCTTTAGCTCTAGGGAGACATCTATCTGGGTTCTTTTTGTTTTTAGATGTACCACAAGGACCGGCTATATTACCTGAAGAAGATATTCTAACCCACTTCTCTTTTTTAAACCAGTCTCTTAATGATTCATATATAAAAGCTTCAGCATCTGCTTGTTCGTTAATACTAAAACCTTTTATAGTTTTATGATTAGCTTTATCTATAGCAGTTTTAAGCATAATAAGTCTATCTTCTATAATATCAGATAATGCTTCTAGCTGTTCTAAGCTAAACTCATCATCAACGTACTTTTTAAACTTTTCTATACTTAATTTCATCCCCCTTGTTCAGAATGCATAATTAACATTCTTATTATTACTGTTGCAAGAATACCAAAAATAATCCATAAAGCTCTAGTAACGCCTTCTTTCCATCTTTTTATATCCTCAATTTCAGATAATTTTTGTTTAAAATCATCTTCGTTACGTTCTAATTCTAACCGATACGCGGTATTCATATTAGTTTTAACTATAACTCCATCCTCCGGATTAAGGAGGGTATACTTAAGATCTGTAATGTCCTTCTTCATATTATGCATATCCTTCGCCATCTGTTTCAATTCACCATTAGGCATATGAGTCTTTATATGCTTTATTTCAGATAGAACTGATTCTAACACTTCTTTTTGAGTCATCGTTATGTATTTTTTATATAAATAGGTTAAATATACGAGCGAAGATTTTTTACATAGTCTTTTAAGTCTTGTAAAATCTTATCTTTATATTCTTTGTTCATTCCTCCCCAATCTTCAACTGTACCGTCTTCAGTTACCATGTTTGTAGAATCATTAATTGACTCTAAAACCCAGTTTTCTATATCGTCAGCAAAGGTAGAAATATTACCAGTCATAATTTTTTTCTCGTACTCTTCGTATAAACCTATTTTACGTAAATTAGCTTCCATTTCTATAGTACAGTCAAGACAAAATCCATGAATTTTATACATCTTTTGAGAAAGATGATGTTTCATACTCCCACCACATTTAGGACAAGTTAATGGTATTCTTAATGCTTTTTTTGCTTTATCTAGCTTGGTTATATTTTGACGTATGCCGTTTTTTATAGTCCACGTTTTGCCATTATCTTCCCAAACGTCTCCTTCTTTATATCTTTTGTTAACTTTACGGTAACCGGTTTGTATCTTAGTACCTGAAGTAAAGTCTTTGTTTACTAAGTTTCTAGCTCTCTGTACGTCTGATTGTTTAAATTCTTTTTTAAGTAAAGTTTCTTTACTCATAACCTAACTCTTTAAGTTTTTCTATAACATGGTCAGTATTGCCGTCTTTACATCTAATAGCTATACCTCCTTTAGAAGCCCATTCATTTATATTTGATTTTTTATCGTCTATTAAAATACTATTTTCGTTAGCATATCTTTGTTTATCAGCTGAATATGCAAATATAACTTTGGGTTTTGGATCAACGTTATTCCTTACCCATAAGTTCTTACCTAATCTAGAAGTATTATTTCTAGAAGGAGAAGTTAATAAATCAGGTTGGTAAGGTTTAATAAAATCCCATAACTTTTTACCTTGTGGCATCCATTTCATTCCAACCCAAAATCTTACTCCTATTTTAGTATCAATTAAATGCCAGAATTGCTCTGTACCGAATTTCTTTTCATATGTCTGTGGATTATCATAACCAGTAAAATGTTCAAACCTTTCATGGAAGTCAGTTAAAACTCCATCCATATCACAATATATTTTATAAGGCGGTTTTGCTTTTTCCTCAACTACAGGATAAGCTTCTAATAAATCTACTATACTTTTCATAACTTTTGTTTTATACCTAATGCAGGTAGTCTTAACGCCCATACCTTCTTAACATCTATTACATCTTGTTTAGTTAAGTATGGCTCGCCTTTTTCATCAAACTGTTCTGTAAATTGATATAAGTATTGATCGACTACGTCTTCAAAAGGTCTTTTTTGTTTTTTTGCAGATAGATATAAGCCTTGTATGTTAGCATCTATCTCTGATGGTAATGTTAAATATGATACTCCATTAGCAATAATACCTTGAGCCATCATAGCTCTAAATCTATTTTCTTCAGCAGTACCAAACTTACCCTTAAAGAGTGCATCCTTATCGAATGATTTACCTCTTTCATTTCCTCCTGCTTGAGTTAAATGCTCAATTTCGTGTCTTAGTACATCAGATATTTGACCTGATAGTTCTTGAAAATCACCTGGGAAATTATAAGGATCTAAAACGAATTCTAACTCTAACTTAGGCTCGACCCAGTCATCATCCTTTCCAAATCCTCCTTTATACGCACCTCCATCTCTCATAATAGAATCTGAACCTTTAACAAAGATTGCTTTCATTTCGTATTCAAATTCTAAATCAGTTTCTTTTTGAAATTTTTTATCTATATCATCAGGAATATTTACTAATAAAATTGGATATGACTCTTCTACTGCTTTTTTCATAGCTATTCTAGCTTTTTCAGTAGTAGGGTCTCCAAAATGACCTTCCTTATAATGATTAATTTTTTTAGATAATGCTTTTTTTACTCCTTCAATAGTTTTATTAGTTAAATATGTTACTATTGAATCATATCTACCTTCTGCCATAACCGTTTCGTTTGTTTGTAACTCTCTTGCAAATGCTTTTTTTCCGTCTTTATCTTCGTCAAACTTTTTTTTTATTGAATCTTCCCAGTTACGGAAAGTAATATTTCCTTTTAAGTAAGCTTCTTTTTCTAACTCTAATAAATTATCATCCTCATTAGTATCAGATGTTTTTATATTTCCTAATCTTCCTTCTAGGTTTTGCATATGATGTATCATTTCATGTACAAATGATCTCATAATATCTTTAGGGTGTCTACCCTCAGTATACAATACCACTTCTTTAATGTTAGGATCATAATAAGCAGTTCTGCCGAAGAAATCTGATGATTCTTTTATATCTCTTTTAACTTTTATTTCTGGTAGAGGAAGTATTTTCATACCTTCATCTATCATATACTCTAATATTGATGCCATATAAGGAGTGAAATCGTAATCACTTCTTCTAGCTACATTTTCTAATTCTACTTTTATATGGTCTTGATTAAAAGTAACTTTTACTCCAGGAGTTTCTACTTGATTTCTAATTCTATTATACAGAGTAACTAATTTAGCTCTATCTTCTGATCTTGTAGCCATGCCTTGAGCTAAAGGATGTCCACTAGAACCCTCTTTAACTATATCATCAGTAAACCAAGATTCAAATAGACCATCTAAATCTTGTTTCATTAATTCTGATATAATATGTTGTTTAAGCATTGATATTATATTATTTATTTCTTCTCTATCTAATTCTTCTGGAAAGAAATCTTTCACAGTATCCAAATTACCTGATAGTAAAGCTTTTCTAAAATTAGTAGCTCTTTGAGCATCAGGTCCTCCTATCGCTAATCCTTTAACGTTAGGTCTATTTACAAAAGTAGTTACCCTTTTTAAATCTTTAAAATCTTCTTCTCCTCTAACTCCTGTTATAGCGTAGAAAGATTCGTTAGGATTAGCCTTAGCATAATCTTTTGCACTGAACATTGGATTATTATCTCCAATTATTACCTCTACATTAGGTAAATATTTCTTATAAATATCCCATACCTTTTTAGCATCGGTTGCAGATATACCGTTTCTTTCCTTTCCTCCTATAAATACTATAACCTTATCTATCTTTTCAGTTTCACTTTCTTGACCTGATAAAGCTTTGAACCCAGCATCTTGATAATCTTCTATATCATAAACTTTACCTTTATGGGTATTATTTAAAAGTCTCTTAACGACTTCAAAATGACCTCTATGTGGTGGTTTGAATGCTCCTGGGTATAGTGCTATCATGCAAGAAAATTTTGAACATTACTATCTATCTCAGCAGGAGATGAGTGTTGTAGTAAATCTTGAAACTTAGGATCGAATAACATTTTTGCTATACTCTCTAAAACTTCTTCGTGTCTACTATCATTCTTCTCTTTTCTATCTCTATACTTCTTAAGAGCATCAATAAGTTGATCATCTCCAGGTGCCATTCCATTCTTCCTGTATGCTTTAAGAAAAGCATTTTTTATTGCTTTATCTTCTGATCTATTATCTTTATCATAGTCAATGTCTAAAGTAGCTTTTTTAAACTCTTCTTCTTCTTGTTGAGACATTTCAACTGGCTTAAAGAAAGTAGATTTACCTATTCCTGTGCTCTCACTATATCTCTGTAAGTAGTCTTTTATTCCTTTAGGTCCATTTTTAGCAGCAGTATTAAATGCTTCTATTTCTTTATCGTATTTACCGCCTCTATCACTTACAAATAATGATAGATTACCTTTAAGCATTTTATTATATTGATTTATTAATTGGTAAACATTTCTCCAAGTAGAGAAAACTGCTACTCCGGGAATATTTCTTTCTCTAGAAAAGTTACTTATGAAAGAAATCATAGGATGAGTATATACCATGACCATATAAACGTCATATCCTTTATCGACTAATGATTTTACTTTAGAAGGATTACTAGCTGTAGTATCCCAAACAAAAGATTTTTTACCTGTCGATAGGTTTTCCGCCTCTTGATCCGCCAGACGAGCTCCTGCCCCCAGATTGTTGTACGCCGGATGATCCGGATCCTCCACGTATTTGTCCGGGTTGACTATTGGCATTGAAGCTAGGTCTAGTTGATTGAGCAGGTACGTTTTGCCCGCTCCAGCTCCTCCTGCCATAATAACCACTTTGGGGCGTGACGGGCGTTCTAGGATTAATTCTGATAGTTTTATCATTATTGTTAGTATTTACTCTTATTCCTCTTCTTCTAAAATCTTGAATCGTTTCATCTAATTTTTCATATCTTCCTCCATCTTCGTAGATTCCATCTCCATAATTTTTTTCTCCTCTTCTACCATTGACTTGAATTCTAATTGGTTTACTTTGGGTCGGCTGTACTTGCGGTCTAGTAGGTGCGCTAAAAGAAACAGAAGGACGATAGTACAAATCGTTAAAATAAAAATTGTTGTTTCTCCATCCTCTATTCCATCCCCAATAAGGGTTGTTCCAACCATAGTTGTATGGACTATATAATCCGTATAATCCGAAGTTCCAATTAAATCGATCAAAGTTAAAATAGCTGTTATCATAATAATGCTTTTGAAATTGCTTTAATGGTACCGCTAATGTATCTCCAGATGAAGTAACTGTTAGTACTTTATCTACTTTATAATAACCGTTCAGTTCATAGCTCTTATACGAACTACAACTATATAAAGATAGTAAAATTATAGCATATATCCAACTTTTTCTCATAATTTTAGTGTTGTAGGGTAACTATTATAAATAGGTTCAGTTACAGGGTTCTCTAATTTATAGAGCTCATAAATCATTTTAAATAGTTTAAAGTTTTTTTCTATATCATCTATCTGCAATAATTTCCATCCTTTTCCTTGAATAACTTTTTTCTGTTTACTAGGTCCTCTTGAATGAGCTTTCAACCAAAGTATTCCTGTACGTTCTATTTTTATGTCTCTGCTTTCACCTAAAGCTTTAGCATAAGATGCTAATTGAAGATCATAAGACTTATGTATACTATTAGAAGTTTTTAAGTCTATAAGCCATGTTTCTCCATTTAACTTACATACTATATCAGCAGTACCAGCATACTTATGTTTATCTGACCATACGAACTCTTCACTTGATAAAAGTTCAGGTTTATATGTTTTCCAAAATTCGGCAAACTTTAGTATCATTTCCCAAACTATTTGAGAATACTTTGCATTACCGTAGTCGTCCATCCATGAGACTTCTTCACCTAATACTAATGCTTCAGCAGCTTCGTGAACCTGTGTTCCTTCTTTACCTGCTTTTTTCATTATATAGTCGGCTGTATGCCCAACGTCTTTGAGCCATGACTCGAAAAACTTATTCTTGGGCATAAATTGGAGTATAGTAGTTACGGACGGGTAATATACTCCTTCCGACCTTTTATAAACTCTTCTGTCTAGAAAATTTATTTGTTTTAATTCTGGGTTGAAATCTAATCTTTTTTTAGCATTCTCTTTAAGAATGTTCATACCTTGTTTTATCATAGGTCTAATTTATGCAGCATTAGATTTGATAAATCTAATTCTTCTGCTTGTTGTACCAATTCGGTAAAAGCTCTGAAGCCCATATCAGAAGGGTCTTTATCGGGAAGTGATATTAAAAAGACTCTTTTACCTTGGTTAAGTAGTTGTTGTGAAATTTCTAGAGCTCTATCTCTAGCATCTTGATCTAAAGCAATATATACATCCTTTAGAGGGCTTGTAATAATTTTTTTATATAAAGCTGGAGATATAGTTTTACCTAAAATAGGTATGGCATTTCTCCTTATTGCCATAGCATCGAATACTCCTTCACATAAAATTATAGGTGTATTCCAATTAATTAAATTTTCAAAAAATATTATGTCTTTGGAAACCTCGGGGTTCTTGTATTTAAAATAGTTCCCATCATAACTTCGCGCAATAAAAAAGTTGAGTTGATTGGATCTAGAATAACTTGGAATAATAACTCTTCCTCCATAGTCTCCAGTAGTGGCATATCCAATCCCATATTTAATAAAATCATTGTCGGAAAGTCCTCTCTCATATAAGTATTTCTTAACTAAATTTGCTACTACTGATGTACTTGATGCATTATAAAGAGGTTGAAACTCTTTTGGCATCTCTATAATAGATAGCTGTTTAAGTTTTATTTCACTGCCTTTAGGTAGGTACTTTAGTATCTCTCTAGCTGTATCTCTAGGTGTTTTAAGTTGATATAAAAGAGACTTAATAGTTCTTCCTTTAGTATTACATACCCAGCACTCCCAAGGATTGTGTCCTTTTTCGTCAGTATGCATATTGATTTCTAACTTTGGCTTTCTATGGTTACAGAAAGGACAATGGAAAGCATAGTTTTCTCTAGCTCTCTTATGACTTTTACCCAATATGTTTTCAATGGATCCTAAAAGGAAAGTATAGTCCATAAAACCGTCCGTATCTTTTTTATTAAGATAAGAACTATTTTTTAAAAAAGCAACTACTTAACTTCTAAAAGTTCGTTAATTGCAGCAAAAACAGTTTGTTCGAGAATTTCTTTATTCTCTATATCTAAATAATCCTGAAGTTTTCCAGAAATAGTTTCTGCTAGATTAGCAACATCTTCCTGTGATAGGTCTAGTTGCTTTCTAACCACTACTTTTTTATTTTCTAATATTATTTTTGATAATTTCATTAGATATCAAATTCAAATTTAATCTTAGGGTAATAATATCTATCTCCATCATCATCGAAATAGTTAGCATCACTCTCAATAGAAAAACCTTTAGCTTGTAAAGTGTTCTTTAAACTTTTCCATTCAGAAGGATCTACTTCTTCTTTTTGGCGGTACATTATAGAACCATACCCTTTGGATGCTTTTGGACCGTCTTCTGCGTAATAGCCCATAGAAACGTGAATATCGTCATTATTAAACGTATCTCTTAGTTCACCTTCAAGTTTTCTAGCCTGTTGGTCAAACCTGTTTTCTAATATGATACTACTTAGTTTCATCTAACTTCCAAATTTTAACTATTAAATCACCGGTTCCTTTTATTAAACGGTGATAGGTTTCTTTAGGTATAAATAGTTTGTTTTTCTGTAATTCACGTGGAATATCGTTATCTAACTGAAATAACCAGTCTGTGTCGTGTGTTGCTTGAACTATACGGTCTTCTTTATCTCTATGCCATACGAATTCAAAAGAGGGAGTGTCCTTAGAGAACTCTCTTAAAATATAACCATCTTCATTTTTTTCTAAATATGGTCTACCAGTATCCTGAGAAGTTTGATCCGCCACCTAGTGATTTCCAATAACGGCCAATATTACATGACCAATAACCTGCTTTTGTCTTATCTTTCTTTTGAGCACATTTATGTCTTGCAGCAAAAGAAGCTCTTGCTCCTCTCTTTTTTAATTTAACTGAAAGACCTGTATCACCGAAAGATACTTTTTTTACATTACCTTTTTTACTCTTAACGTAGACGTAGAACTTTTTACTTCCACCTCTTTTAGGTTTGTTAAGTTGAACCTTTTTACCTCTGTATTCAGCTTCCGGTATGTAATCAACGGACGCTTTAAGCATTTCAAAACCATTATGATCGAAACTTTCGTTTTGTATTGAAACAGCTTTTCTGAACTTGTCCATATTTATGTTACCCCCAATAGATTCTACTAATTCTTTGACCATTTCATAGTCAATCATTTCATCTATCGAAGAAGCTTCATCGATTGTATTCTCATCTTCGATCATTTCGTCGATAAGACAGCCAATCTCAAACAGAGGATTATATTTAGGAGATACCATTGGTAAATCTAAAGGTACTCTCATACCATTATAATCTGCATACTCACCTATATCAGTAGTCTCTAATAACTCTTTATCTACTTCATTTAACTCAATATCCCCGTTTCTATGAGCTTCTCTTGCTTCTTTGAATAAACTTATAAAGCTGTCGCTAGAATAACGGTAGACATGTTCATGTAATGAGAGACCATTGTCTACATGGTACTGTAATGATGGGTATCCAATAATATCTTTTAATTTTATCATAATTATTTCATTTCTGGGTGAAATAGTAGTTTTATAGTTTTAGCATCTTTAGAAACTGATTTTCCGTCTATCTCTACTTCTATAGGATAAGGTTCAAATTTATCAGCCCAATATGCTACATCGTAACTTCTATCTTCTTTACTCGTTACTAAAAGACCTCTATTATATTTATCATCTTGTGCTTGTAATACCATTTCTTTATCGATAGGTAAAATCATGTCACCCATTAATTTGATATTACCTTCTTCATAACCATCTCCATGGCTATCTTCTTTTAGTCCATAAGTTTTGCAAGGTGTCTGACCGCACCCGCAATTTTGTTCTAAAATAATATCACTCAGTTTCATAATTAAAGTCTTTTCGGTAAAACTTAGCTAATATATTATCATTAATATATTCTCCTTGTTCTAATACCTCATTTATAAATAGGTATTTACACTCAAAATATGTTAAAAGCTTTTTAGTTGGTACAAACTTTAATATTTCTCTACTAAATTCTTCTTGTTTACCTTCTTTAATTAAAGTCTTTATAGTCTGATGAGAGCCGTAGTAAGTTTTCCAATCTGATTCTTTAACAACTTTTCTTTTTCTTTTTTGCCCTTTTAAAGGAGGGAGCTTTCTATTGAATTGTAGTACTTTTTTACCTAAATATTTCTGTCCAGTTGGATTATGAATAACTTCATAAATAAAACCGAACGTATTTTTTGGCATATCCTCTATGCAATCTATAACTTTATTTTTATATTTCCACATTTTAACCTTTATAAAAACCTGATACTTGTAAAGTATACTTATCTTTCATACCAGCATTTGCTGATAAATGTAATGGTTTAGAAGACCATAAATAACCATCTCCTGCTTTCCAATTATCAGAAGTTTTCCATTCATTTAAATTATTAGTATCTTGATATTGAATCATATGACCAACTTTCCAATCTTCAAGATATATATTAGCTCTTACTTTTAATCTCTTATCATCAGGAAACCTTTTGTTTATTTGAAAGAAAGTATCTCTATGTAATGCAATTGTATTACCGGGAGGTTGTAAAATAGATGATACTGTTATAACTTCCATGTTTAGTTGGTTTCCTAAATCTTCAAAGTCAACCATAGTACTATCATACCATAGTTGCTGTATAATTGTATTTTCTGATGTATAGGTTTCTCCTAGCCCATACTCTTCGTGTATATCTGTTAACTCGTGTACTTGGTGAGCTAAACAAGTTCCTTTATGTACCGAATAGTCTTGATTCGGTGGGAGAAAATAACTCCAATCGTATTTTGGTCTGATCTTTTTTAACATATAATTATAAATAGTTATTTCTTAATATAGTAATCTTCTAGTACTAATCCATCCATTTCTGTATTTTCTAACATCCATATAGCATCTCTGTAAGTATTAAGTATAGGCTTACCTGCTATATTAAATGATGTATTAAGTAGAACTGGGTACTCATTATATTCTCCTAATCTGGTTAATAGTATGGACATAAAGCTTAAATCACTATGTCTTACTGTTTGTAATCTTGCGGTTCCATCAACATGGGTTATAGATCCTAATACATCTTTATATTCAGCTTTTACAGGAGGACAGAAGCTCATCCACTTACAAGGTCCTTGCATATGAAAAAATCTATGTGCATCTCCCTCTCTACAAACAGGTGCAAAAGGTCTATAAGGTTCTCTATTCTTAACTTTTTTATTCAATATATCTTTCATACCAGGAACTGCTGCATGGCATAAAATACTTCTATGACCAAGAGCTCTAGGTCCTAACTCACTTCTACCCCTTACTACTCCTATAATTTTACCGTTAGTAAAATCTCTTACAAGCTCATCTAAATTTAAAAACTTACCGTTATATTTTTCAACATACTCAGCTAAAGCATGCTTATCCCAAACTTCAGGTCCAGCAAACGTACCATCATAAGCATTTTTTGGTTTAAGATAATCTAACATGAACCCTAAACTTAAACCTGCATCATTAGGATTAGGAGGAACAAATATATTACGTTCATTACGTAACTTTTGATTATTTAAAATATTTAAACCACATCCACCTGATATAAGAAAATGATCTTGGTCTTTGTAATGATGTCCTACTAGTTCTTCAAATTTGATTTCAAACATTCTTTGAGAAGTAGCTACTAAATCTTTTTCTAATTCTCCTTCAAATATATCTGGAAGGTTTAAAGTTCTTTTTAATTCATTATAATTCTTATTTAGCCCATCGCCTTCCATAGCATCATATACACCAGTGTAAAACTTTCTAAAAGCATCTAACCATTCTTCTCTAACTTTACCATAAGATGATAGTCCCATAATTTTACCTGGATATACTAATCCTCCTGCTACCCAGAAGTCTGTTTCTTTTCTAATAGAAGAGCAGTACTGAGCTAGTTCAGATAATCTCATACCTAAAGTATGATTGGGTATATACTCTATTTGTTTAATTCCTTCTTCTCTCTTACATTCAAAAACATTAAAGTTACCATCGCTTCCTCCTCCATCAAAGCTACAGCCTTTAGCATACTGTAAATCTGATTGATAAAAAGCACCTGCCATATGACCATGCTGATGATGAACTAATTCTAATCTATCAGCTTCAAAAAAGTCTAGTATTTGTTTCTCACTAGAAAAGTGATGCTTTCTCAGCATCTCAATATCTAAATGATTAAATAAAAGTAAATCAAAACGTTTTATATTGTATTTTTGTTTAAGATAATCTTTTACTAAACTGATAATTAGTTTAGGATTATGAACTCCTATTTGAGCTAAACATCCTCCATTTTTAACATTAGTCATTCTTTCAAACTCAACTACCTCTAATATAGTATTATTGATAGCTACAGTCATTGATGCGTTATGTCCTAAATATGTACTAACTATATACACGTTTTTCTTTTAAGTTTATACCAGCAAAATTTTCATAGTCTGATAGTTGTCTTTCTGTTCCTAAGCCATATTCTCCTAAGTCACCTCCTTCTATTAACATACGTAGTCTTTCCATAGCATGTTTATGTCTGCTATCATGATCTTCAAATATACCATGATGGTGTTTATGATTAGGATTATTTCTATGCCATGAAACTGCCTCTTTAGGTTGATAAATATTATACCCTTTAGTATATGCTCTCAATGAAAGCATAAATTCTTCTCCTGTGTAGTAGTGTTCAGGGTCATTTTTTATATCTACTATCCAATCTCCTTTACCGAATATAAATCCGCAGTATAGAATACTTACTTCTCTATTAATTCCGTTTGTACTAACTTCATTAGTATAGCCTTGAAACTTAGGCCAGTATTCGTTCGTTATCTCAGATATAGTTGGAATATTTAAAACGTCTCTAGAATCTATATGTTGAAACGAATGATCTAATCCTGTGTTAGTATCATGGGTAAATCCTGGTGAAAGATAAGATAATATACCTTTATGTTTTAAATTTTTATGTTCTGTGATTAAGATTTCATCCCAGTTTTTAGCCATTCTTAAATGACAATCAATTTGTAAAGAATAATCTTCATCACTATATAGATCAGCTACTAAATTTCTTGCCCAGCAACCTCCTTGAGATTCTTTATAGTAATATTTATTTACTTTTAAATTATATTTTTCTATTAGATCATCAATACATTGCTCATCACTACCGGGTTCATTATCGTATTGTAATATAATTCCGAATGTTAATCTGTCTGGATCTTTTGCTTGATTTATACAGCTCAGAATAGTGTTTCTTAAATCACTATCAATAAAACTAGTAAGTGCAATAAAAATACTTTCCTTTATATTTTCTTTATCGAAAGACCAGCCTATATAGTCCTCTAATTCTTTTACACTCCTTTCATGTTTAGTTTCAAATATTTCTTTATAAAGTAAATTAGGAGCGTCATCTTCTATTAAGTACGTATTATTATGCTCTCTATACGGTTCATCAGTTTTATCTACTCTGTAATTATAGTTATGCCAAACGGTAGCTTCAGAACAAGTTCTTAAATTCCAACCCTTAAGGAAACTTATATGTGTTTGCCAATCTTCTTCACCGCTAAATATAATATTATCAGGAAGAGGTACTTCTTTAGTCCATTCAGATCTAGTAAATAGAAAACCTGCTCCACACCATTGAGTTTTAAACGGTTCATAATCTTTATGAGAAGGGTAATTTGTTGCTTGGCATCTTATATCCTTTGGATTATCAGGACTTAAGAATCTTCTTATTTTAAGAGGAGCATTATAAGGTAAGTCTAAATAATTCTCTTCTTCATCTGGTACATGGTATTCGTTAGGGTAAGCTGTTAGTATAACTTTTGGTTCCTCAATTGAATTATATTGAGATATATTTATTAAGTCCCAGTTCTGTTTAAACCTTGAGTGAGAATCAACTTGTAAAAAATAAGGTTCATGTTTTATTCTTTCTTTTATCCTATTTCTTGCTACTACTACTCCTAAAGCATTTTCTTTTTTAGTAAAAATAATATCTAAATTAGGATAGTTTAATGCTACTAACTTATCATATGTCTCTTGAGTGTCTTGTAAGTTAACACACACCTGTACTCGGTTTATACTGGATACGTGTTTGTATAGGTTTTTAAGAGTATTAAATATTTCACTATCACAGTAGCTTGCTATAGATACAAATATTTTTGAGCTATCTACTTGCCAAGCATTAGGGTACTCCCTAGCCCAGCCTCCATTACATGATACATCAGATTCAAAAATTATTTCTTTACCTTGATCATATTTAGCAGTAGTTAAACCGTATGATATGTCTTTGATATCTGACATATAACCTCTCAATCTGTATATGTAGGAAGATAGCGTTGATAAGTCTGTCCCTATAAATCTTATAGCTCTAGTACAAATAAGCTGCTCGAATATAGGAATCCAATTTTCATTATACTCTAAAAAACTAAACTCTTTTACTACATCGTCGAAAAACTTTATATCATAATGCTCTGAAAGTAGATCAAAGTATTCTTTTTGGTTATGGTCAGTAGCAATGTAAAGAGTGCTTCCTTCAGGTATCCTATCTTTTATGTTAGAATATAATTGATCGCAGCTTATATGTAAATCTTTATATTGAAAATCGTTTCTTCTAACATGTATAGCATAGTAGTTTTGATCTTTTAAATAATTTACAAACAACCAAGCAATGTCAAAGATCTTATTTTTGTATCTAATATGCCCTCTAACTAAGTATTTTAATTTTTCTACTTCTTTACAGAATAAAACTTGATAAAAATGTCCTAATAAATTTCTATGAAAATATATATACTTATCGTCATCAGATATTTCTTCTCTCATATTTGTAAAGTCTCTTCCTTTTAGAAACTTTTCTGGAGGGTTTACTCTTTCGAAATTATAAACTACTTCGTCAGTTTTACGATCAAATAATTTACAGTCATGTCTAAAGTCTTTATAGTCTTTATCTACATTTTCTATTTTTTTAAATTCGTTGTATTCAATATATTTTATACCTAAACTTTCTAATTCAAAAAAATCACCTATGTGACATTCTCCTTCTAGTAAATAAAAACTTTCTGAAGGAGGTATAACTAAAGTTCTATTTAAAATATATGACATACAAACTGCCAATTCAAAAGACATTCTTATATTGTTAAATCCTCCTGGCCATTTTTCATACAAAACGTATCCATCTGATCCATCGTAGAATTTAAATAAATCTTTATCTTGCTTATCTATGTAGTACCTGTAATTAGTTCTTTCTTGATCTATATTAGATATTAATAAACTGTCAAATAAGTTTCTTGCTTTATAACTTTCTAAAACCTGTTTCAGATCAAAAGTATAATCTTGTTTAAAGAATATTTTTTCTTTTCCTGATTCTATAGGATTTGGGTAATGAATTAAAGAAGCTAAATTTTTTGAATTATCTTCATTCCACAAAGTACATCTACCTAAGTCTTCCTCATAAACTATATCTACGTTATGCTTTTCAGCAGCACTTACTAACCCCCACATTTCTGAAATCCAATTATTAGTTTCTTTACGAAATCTTATACATTCAGATTTATAATTATCAACTATAGTACAAAGGGTTTTAAATTTTATAGCAAAAGGATACATAAATCCTTTCTTATCGTCATATGCTTGAGGCCATAGTTGTCCGATTATTTGATTATCACCTGGGTATAAGTCTACTGATTCTAAAAATATCATATCAGGATCTAAAAATAATAATCTGTCGTCAGGGTTAAAGCTCCTATTTTCAGTTAACCATTTTATAGATTCATATTTATTAGGAATTCCTCCCCACCATTCACCTTCATTTATTTCCCACTCCTTAGCCCAGTCGGGCAGTTCGTGTATCTCAATAGAGTTATCAAAATTAAAGTCTGTGGCTTCGTTAGCATGGTTTATATCATCAGATAAGAGTAGTATAAGTTTACCTTTTTGATTTACCTTGAGCATTGACCAGTACAATACTCTTATTTGCCACTCTTGGTATTTACATTTACTTGTGCTTATTACTATATAATCCATTCCTATTTAGATTCATAAACGTAGTCTGAATATTTATAGTGTACGTAAAAGTTTCTATACCAGTTACCTTTGAATGGGTCAGTTCTACCGTGAAGGTTTGTTGCAGATTCGTATAGGATAATGTCTCCTATTTCGGCATATATTTTATGCCATTCTCCGTTATGGTCTTGAAAGTCTAAAGCCCAGTCATTTTCGACCCCTTTAGTTTTATTACAACCACAGTCTAAATCTTTATCGACTATTATAATACTTGATACATGGTGAGTACCAATAGTATCTGTATGGTTTATTAATGTAGCTCCTTTATTATAAGATCTAATACCGTATAAAGAGGTAGGTTCTATTTCTCTTCCACCTGCGAATTCTTTATGTATAGGTAAAAGTTTTTCATGTATAATCTGTCTTATACTACTTAAGTTGTCAAACGACATCATTTCAGAAGGAACCTCCCCACCGTCAATAATATCTCTACCTACTCCTGTTTCTGGTTGAGGATTTATTCTTAAGAGATTGTAAGCATCAGCAATTATTCCCCACACTTCTGTTGGACATTGCATAACTTTAAAACCTAATGGAGATATTTTTGGTAACTCTTCTTTAGAGCTGAACTTAATTATATCTTTAGATTCTAGATCTTGAGCATCCCAATGTTGTTGAGCTAACATAGTGTCTGCAGCTGGGTTATGAGCATTCTCTCTCCACCATGAAGTAACGATATATTTCTTACCTTCTGTTACTGGTAATCCTTCATGTATTGAATCTGGTAGTAGTTTACCTTCTTCATCCATATCGTCCCAGACCAGAGCCTTACCTGTTTCTGGTTTAACTGATTGTTTTAGAGAAGGAAAAAATGTATGACCACCTTCCATATCTTCATTAAGAAACACCATTAATGTATGAGTCCTATTACCAGATGATAGACAGTGGTTAATATAAGAGTCACCATCGAAGTAGTCGTGATGAGCTTTAAAGTATTGGCCTGGTTCGTATAACTGTCCTTGAAGTTCTTCTCCTTTAGCTATATCTATGCCAAGATATGCTGCTATTTTTTTATGTAGTTTAGCTACGACCTTATCGTCTTTATCTAATGTACTTGTAGAAGATGTTCTATAATCAGACTCAACAGATTGCTGTCTTCCGGTATCAGCTACAGTAGACCTTACATGCTGATTGTCGATAAGGTTTTTAATGTGTTCGCAATCTTCCTTAGATAGGAAGTCTTTTATCTCCGTGTACATAACAGTTTTTATTTAAATATAAGAAAAAATTAGCAGATAAACAACTATCCTTTAGCTTCTAATCTTTCAATACGTTCAATAAGTTCCTTATTAGCTTGAATTAATAGAGATACTAATTTTTCATACTTTACAGCTTTGTATCCGTTATCTCTAGTAACAACTACTTCAGGTAATACTTTTTCTATATCTTGAGCTATAACTCCAACATCATGTCCTTCATACGAATGAACTCCTTCTTTTTGAATCCAATCAAACTCAACTCCTTTTATTTGTTTAAGTTTATCTACTGGGTTTTCTATAGGTGTAATATTATCTTTAAGTCTCTCATCAGAAGAATAGTATGCGGTAATATCTCCTGTAGCTCTTATTTCTCCTGCTATTCCAGAAGGAGTAGTTCCTATACCCAAACAATGTGATTGCAAGTGACTACTAAATTGGGATGTTCCTGTTCCAGTTACTGTTAGTAAACCAGTAAGATCAGCACTTCCAGTCAATTGTAGTGAACCTGTTATATTTTGAGAACCAGAGAATATATTTGAACCTGTTGTAGCATAAGATCCTGTTAAGTTAGTTATGTTATTTACCGAACTAGTTGTAGCATAAGAACCTGTTACATCTAAAACTTCTTGTAAAGAGCTTGTAGTGGCAAATCCATGAGCTGCTATTTGAGCAGATGAACTTACTAAATCACTATATCCAAAAATACCTCCAGAAGCTGTAATAGCTCCGTTTAAGTCTATAGACCCGGTTAATACATTTTTTGAAACAGCATCTGTTGCTATTTGTAAGAAATTACCATTTCTAAACACACCACCAAGAGGAACTCCATCAGCTAAAGAAGCAGAACCGTGAGGATAATTTAAACTAGAAGATACTTCATTTAGTACCATATATCCTGCTGCTACTCTAAATGCTTGACTACCTGTAGCTTCAAATTTTCCAGTACCGTCAACAATTACATCTCCTTTTACTCCAAATGAACCTGTTACTGTGTGTGCAGCTGCTGCATTTGATCCCAATTTAGCTGAACCGCTAACTTGTACTGAACCAGTAAATGCATGATTATCATCTTGTGTATCTCCAAATTTTGTTGAACCACTTTCGAAAATAACTGATGCTGAAGTTACCTCAGTATGTAATTCCTGAACTGTTAAAGTATCAGTAACAACTAAAGAACCCGATATGGTTGTAATAGTATTAGGTATATTGTTACTAATTAATGGTAATGTAGAACCTGTATTTATTTCTATAACATCAGTTTTACCTAAAAAACTTGAAGTTGCTAAAGCATGTAAAGTTAATTTATGGTCTACAATAGAGCTTGAGTAATAAAGTTCAGTAAAGTTAGTATCTAACTCGTAGTGACTTAATTGAACCCCTTTCGTATTTCTTAATGTTATAGCCATTTTAAATATCTAATTTTATTTGTATTGTTGTTTCCGTATTTTTCGACTTAGGCAACGGTTTACTTAACTTCCCTACTGCTACTAGCTCATTACTGTCGTTATATAATCCTACTGTAGTAATATAAGGTTGAAAATATGAACCTGTTAGTTCATTTTTAACTCTGTTATCACTTCCTGTTAATGCTGATGGATTTTGTGTATGGTTAAACTCAAAATCTGACATTCTAACAGTGTAGTTATATGTATAAATAGGTACGTTTGATTTCCATGACATTTGTTGCAATGGGACTGATCTGTAATGTATATCAGCGTCACTATTAGTAATTATTATTTTACCATGAGAGTAAATAATAGTTCCACCTAACGAACCAGTTGTACTACCTAGTCTTAATGCTCCTTCTCCGTCGTCATGTAATGTATCAGTATCTGCTACTAAAAATCCATTACAATAGTCATCATCAACATAGATTACTTCTTCACCCATTTGAAACGAACCTGGTTCTATGTTGGTACCAAATCTGTTTCTAGGTATAGTATATATTAAAGCAGAGCCATCTAAAGCTCTCGAACCTGTAGCTAATGAAGATTCTAGGTGAACATCAAAACTACTTGACTGGTTTAACGAACCAGAGGTCTTATCATGATGCTTAAAGTATAGTTGTTCTATACCTGCATGTAATAAAGGTCCGTGAAATTTAGGTACATCAGAGCCTGATGTTGGACCTCCATTTATATCGCCTGGAATTAGTAAATATTTATCATCTGCTAAAGAGCTTGAAGCTGCATGGTAGTACCTTATTCCGTTATCAAGAATATCAGTACCCCCAGCTGAGATGCTCCAGTTCTTTTTAGCTGTATACGTTGATATGTATACGTCTTGTTGATTTAATTGTTTCCAAGCTCCCATTCATTAATAATCAAGCTTAACTCTTATCAATGACTCTTTTGTAAAATCTTTTAGAAGAGGTCTAGATAGTTTAGCTATTCCTAATAAATCATTATTATCGTTGTATAGACCTACCGATGTAATAAACGCTTGTGGACTATCAATCATTACGCTATGTCTAAGTTCACCTGAACCAGTTATGTTAGATGGGTTAGTAGAATAATTAAATTCACTATTTCTTGCTCTTACAAAGACGTAGTTAGATGAAACTGTTTCTTCAGCCCTTAACGTAAATGAACTACCTGATGCTAATGCTACAAACATTTTGTCAATATTAGCACTATTAGATCCTGTTGAAGTAGCTGTCCCTAATGTAATACCTCCGTTAGCAGGTGCTAAATCAAGTGCATCACCGTTTAATAATATTACTCCAATATCTGGTAAAAACTTACCGAAGGATCCTGAAGCTATATTGTATCCATTTGTGCCGTCAGTTCCATTCCCTGTAAATCTTACTCCTTCTGCACTAGCACTTACTAATTCAAATTCTCTACCTGAGTCACCAAAAGTTACAGTACTAACATAGTTACTATCGTCAGTTAAGGAAATCTTACCTCCTGAACCTGATAATGTTAAAAATAATGAACCAGGTAATAATTTTTCTTTGAACCTTGCTCTTTCTAAAGTTAAAGCATAAATTGACTTAACTGTAGTACCGGCAAAAGAGAGATTTTGTTCTTCAGTTCCGTTTACTAAGTTTCTAAATTGTTTATACACTACACATGTAGGAGATTTTCCTGCTACTCCTGCATTGAAAGGTACTGAACCGCTTCCGTTTAAATTTCCATATGCTAATGAAAACTGTATAGCTGCAGTTGTTTCACTTGAACCTGTTTGGTATATATTATAGTAATAGTCCCCACTTGCTCTAGATATTTGTGCTGAGTCTTTATGAAACTCAGTCAAAGTAGTAGAATTGTTTGACCATGCAGGTGCTGTTATCGAGTCAGCACTTATTACTATATCTTCTGTTTCTAATCTCTTAAATGACATAATTAATTATTTACTTTGATTATAGTTACTGGTATAATTACTCTAGCACCAGAATCTCTACCTACTAACGTAATAGTTGTTTGTAGCTGTGTTCTTCCTGTACCAAATAAAGTATTTATTGAAGTAGCTGTAAGGTTAACTGAAGTACCTATAACTGTCTTAGAAACGTTAGTTCCTATGGTAGTTGTACTATTTAGTCTTTCTGCTTCTTCTGTGTTTATACCAACACCTGTAAAGTTAGACAATACTCTCACATCAGCAATAGTTGCTGTATATCCGCCAGCTTCAAAAGTAGTAGTGGCTCCTAAGTAATTCAGCGTTTGAGGAGTAATTGCAAGAGATGCTCCTTGTTTTATTCTAATTGCTGAATATCCTGCTTCTAGTAAAGGTAGTTTAGATGTACCTCTAGGCAGTGTTGAAAGCTTATATTTCATTATCTGATTCTCATCAGGAAAAGCTTCTAGCAAAGGCATATTTTCTATAGCCTCGCCGTAAAACGCCGATCCAGATGGATGAGTAGTATTATATAAGGTATAATCAATTTCATCGTCCGAAAGGGCAAATTGAGTAATTTTGAAAGAGCCATCTCCTCTTGCCAAGAGCTCTCTTCCTTTCTTTGTTAAGATCGCGTCGACTGTTACGACAGCATTATTTAAATATCCCATTTGTTTATCTTTTTATATAAATATATTAAATTAATGTTTTTGATTGATTGTCAGCTGCTATATACTGAAAAACTGGTTGATAGTCAATAGAAGCTGGAGCCCAATCTTCGGCTCGTTCTAAAATTTTATAATTAACATGAGGAAAGTTAGATGACCTATCTCTTCCTTTTAATGTATGCAGATTAAATTCATCTTTTTCTGTAGTCATAGCTTTGTACAGAAGTGCTTTGTCACCTGGTCCTACGTTTTTATATATTCTTTTTAGCTTTTTTTCAAACTCATCACCTTCGTCTTCGTATAGGTAAGGTAGGCTTACTGCAGATGGATGAAGATATATTTTAGTTCTTAATTTTTCTTTAATAAAATGTTCTACTAATGAATGAATACCAAAATGTCTATCATGCAGACACATACCGTATGCTCCTCCCATCATAAAAATTTTTCTAATTTCAAACCAGTCGGTAAACTCTTTTAGATCTTTAGTAGTTCCTTGTTTATACAGCTCTTCATCTCTTAAAGCTTTTGGATGACTTGTACCCTGTATTAGTTCTATACACGGTTTCTTTATTCGTTCTTTTAGATCATTGTTGTATATACCTACTTTGTTATCTCTTTCTATCGAATAAGGAACCCATTGATCGTATGTTGCTAAAAATACATATTCTATAGACGGTAGAGCATTTATAATTCCTATTATACGCTCTTGCATTGATAATGATCCTTGCCAGAGGTCTATACACATAGCAGCGACTCCAATCTTAGTTTTATTAACTATAGGAAAGGTAGCTGAGTATTTACTTACTGCTGTGGGTTTACTTGAAACTTTCTTCATTTTTTTATTCTACAGTACATTGAATTATGGTAGACTGTACGATTCCTTTTTCGTTTGTTTCTATTATAACTCTATTATCTTTTACCCAAATTTTTCTATCTTTGATAGGTAGAATTCTATTTTTATCAAATTCAAATATTTTAGAATCTTCTATAGGAGTATCACTATCTTCTACAGAACCTGTAGGAATAGAAAAGAAGTACTCTTCTATAGTTCTATCTGAAAGTGATTGAGAACATATGAAAGCATTAGAAGATGTAACTAAATACTCTGCACCTTCAAATACTTTACCGCTTATTAGAGGTTCGACTCCAAAGTCACTTATAGTAGTTTCTGCACCATCGTATCTACTATTTAAAATACCTTGAGAGCTATAATTAGAATCAGGTACATCTGCAAATTGAGCAGAGCTAGATATAATATTTATATAGTTACCTGGAATAACTGAATCGCCGCTTCTATCGACTTCAAATAAATGTTCGCTTTTTCTTGTTTCAGTAGCATTAGATATTAATACATCTCCATCGCTATTAGCAAATCCTATCAAATCTGGTCCCGGTGTAAGGGTTGTTTCAATACATGGACCAAGTACAATACTAGCTATACTAGCTGAAGGAACTAAAAAGTCTTCTATTTCATAGTGAAAATAATTAGGACGTTGTTCTCTACTTAAGATATCAGTAGTGTAAACAGCTCCGTCTATTTCAAATCCTAAAGTTTCAACATTAAGGAGTATATCAAACAAGTCTCTATTATCACAGTCGTTAGTGCTTATATTTACTTGCTTAACAGTATGTTGACTACCGGTGCTATTAAAAATTAGAGAAATTGTTTTCTCTCCCGGGTTTACAAATCTAAAGTCTCTTATTCTCATTTTTTACTTTTATACTTCTGAACAATCTACTGATGAACAGTAATTAACTCCACCTACTTTGACTCCGTTAACGAATAAGTAGTATTCTGTTGTATCGTAACTTACATAGTAGAACCCAGATGTAAGTGTTGAACAACCTGATGATGTGTACATTCTATTTGCTGCACCTACATTAGCTGCATTAAAGTAGAACGTACCTGCACTGTCTCCTGCTCCTGGTCCACAACATCCGTAAGGATAACTTGTGTTATACGATACTGATATACCGAAACAAGGTGCGGTAGGAGCTGGTGTTGGAGGAGCAGCCGGTGCCGGAGTAGGACTTGGTGTTACTGGTGCCGGAGTAGGAGCATTAGTTGGTGCCGGAGTAGGTGCATTAGTCGGTGCATTAGTAGGAGCTGGTGTCACAACAGGTGGTGGTGTAGGACTTGGTGTAACAGGTGCTGCTGCTGGTGCCGGCGTTACAGGAGGAGGTGCTACCGGTGATGGCGTAGTAGGAGAAGCAGCTGTCGGTGCTGGTGTTGGTG